TCATAGTGGCGGAAATAACTCGTAGGAGGTTTACGTGGCTTTTTCAGGCACAAGTACATTCGAGAAATTTCTCTCGATCGATGATATTATAACTGAGTCTTATGAGAGACTAGGATTCTTTGATTACTCTGGTAATGATCTAAGATCAGCTAGACGTTCTTTAAATATAATGTTTCAAGAATGGGACAATAGAGGTCTGCATTTTTGGGAAGTTGCAAGAACTGCAATCACATTAGAGTCTGGTAAAAACGAATACACATTATTTAGATCACCATCTGACGGAAACGCAAAC